TTCTTCTTTTTTCCTTTCGGCTTCATCGAGCCATAATGTCCAGGCATTGTAAGAATTAGGTAGTTCTTAGTATATTCTAAACGAAGTCTGCCCTAATGTCTCTGGTTTTGCAAGGTTAAATTGCTGTAGACAAAGATAACCAAAAGCATCAAAAGCATGATCTACACCTAAATTTTTATTAGGTAAACCAGTATTAGGTGCATAAGTAAGCGTTCTAAGCGATTTTATTAACTCTTTACATCTTGGGTGTATAAAAGTTCTCTGATCTCCATTTGCGTCTAATAGAGCCGTATTAACAGCAGTTATCTTATCTCTTATCTTCCACGGACTTTTAGGACTTAAAACTGTAAAACCATTACGTCTGAGAATAGTATGGTCAGTAACTCCAACTCCACTTGTTTTTCTTGCATTACCCGTAGGGTCAGGACAGGCAATAACTCTTCGATCTACCCCATACCTTCTTACAACTTCCTCTGCAAAATCCCATGTGGTAGCACCTCCTGTTAGCATGATCTCATCAAAGACATATAAATTGTTGTCATGCTTATACGCACAAATTCCTGCCATAGGGTCTACGTTAAAGTCCAAACCCAACAACAAAGGCAGCATATGTAAATCCTGTACTTCCTTATCAATATTGTCATCACTGAAACTAACAGCAACCAAACCAGTAAGATTTTCAAAACTAGCCTCAAATTCCTGTCTAAATGTCCTCGCATCTAACTGGCTCCTAGCTGCTTCAACCTCCTCTGCTGCTACATTACCCCCCTGTATCGTAGTAAAACTCCATCTCTGCCAATCATCCCATTCCTGCTCGCCACAATAACACCACATATCATAAAACCAACTCGCAGTGCCATCAGGGGTACTAATAAACAAAGCCCAACCCTGTTTATCAGCTAACGCAGGTCTAATTACTTCAGCCCACACATCTCGGTCCATAAATGCAGCTTCATCTAAAACAACACCAGCTAAACTTCTTCCCCTCAATGCCATCGCATTTTCAGTCCCCTTTAACTCAATAGTCGAACCATTAATCAATTCCAACCTTAAATCAGTCTCATTCTTACTTTGCACCCACACCTTCGGCACTAACTTCTTCAATTCTTTCCACGCAATATCCTTTGCCATCCTATAAGTAGGAGCACAATAGAAATATACCTCACCAGGTCGATTGATTGCTCCTCTAAGCAGTTCAATACAGGAAAGGTATGATTTACCAAACCTTCGCCCTGCAACCAACACCCGAAATCTTTTATCACAATTAAATACCTCCCCCTGGGCATACCTTAAACTTACTTCTGGTTTGTTTTTTACTGCCATACACTTAAAAATAACAGAAATTTCAACTAATACCCCCTATTTATAGCCTATTCCTCCTTTTTTAGGTTATAGTTCGATTATTAACCCCTCTCAGATCAAGTCCGTGGCTTCTTCTACTTTCCCTAACGATATTACTCCTCCTATAGCTCAAGCTAATAAACGTGGTAGACCTAGATTTGTAGCTCGCTCTACAGCAGAAAAGGTTCAAGAACGTGCTCAACGACTATACTCACGCCAACTTGAAGGTCAAACTACTCGTCAACTTGTAATAGAACATTCCAAAATAGAACAAATCTCTGAAACAACAGCCTGGCAGGATTGGGATAAAGTAAAACACTGGAATACCGAAGATTGGGATAAAGATAGAGAAAATATGTTACCTCGCCTTCAAGCAATGAGAGTAAGATTATTCAACAAAGCAGTTAAAAAAGGTCAGCTTCAAACAGCAGCTCAAATACTAGACTCCCTAGGCAAAGTAATAGGTGAATCCGTAGAAACAGTTAATATCCAAGCTCCAGAACTTTCTATTAAAGTTGAAACAAAGTAACGAAGATTTCGAGAATATATTTAAGTTGTATGCCGTATCAAAAAAAATTTTAATATCTGCAACACTCCCCTAATACCTTCTAAGGCCTCTGTGTGCCTCTCTGATAGCACTCTAATATAACTTGTTTATGTTAGTACCTTAGAAATTATCGCCTCTCTGAAGCGATCCTCAGTGGACTTAGAAATATTTGTTAATAAACTTGACTTTAATATCATTATGATATAATATATCAATATGGTATATTATCATAATTGGTACATGGTGCATCTAAAAAATTCCCTATGTACGAAATATGATTTTATCTCATTTGTATTTCCCAGTCTCTAATGTTTAGACTATTTCGATAGATAAACCACTTCAGAGAATCACAAAAGGAAATACATAAAAAGAATCTAGAAAATTTATTCCCTTCCTTCCTATGGATTACACCGATAAGCTCAATTTAGAGCTAACAGAAAATCATCAATTGGCTTTCAAAATTGCACTTGATAAGTTAGGAGCTACAGTAGAAAATCCCGTTGATATAACAATGTGGATGTTTCTATATGCTACTAATTTTCAAGATAGGGAAAATCCTAATACTTTATTCTTTAAGGATAGAGTAACTAGAAAAACCTATAAGATACCTTACGGGTTATATGATATTGCCGAGGTGGTTTAACTATGATCGGTAACACTTGTATTTATCCAGAGTACGAAAAAATTTTGATATCTAAAAAAATCAGATATGAAAAATGTTTTTCTAAATCTGGCAAACTTTGGCTTAAGGTTAACCCTTTTGATGAGTCAAACAACTTTGACTTTTTTCATTCAATACCAACTTATGTGAAGTTAGTATTAGATGATTAAATAAAATTAGATCTGGAGTAACTTAGATTACTCCTTTTATCCCTTCCAGATTATGCGATCAACTTTATTATTCTTATCGTTTTTTATTTTGATATGGCAAGCAATTGTTATTTCAAATAATATACATAACCAATTAGAAACCCGTACTGAATACATTAATTCATTACTTAAGGAGATTTAATTTATGTATATCAATCCTGATTATTATCTTTATCAAAAGATAAAAGATCAACAAGAAAAAATTATAAGGATCAATGATGAATTAGCGGAAGCTATTCATACAATCCACAAACAAAACCAAACAATTCAAAAATTAAAGGAGTCTAAACAATGTCATTAAAAACTGGAGTTAAAACAATCGTTACCAAAACAAAAGGCGGCGGATTCTTAATAGAGAATCCATACGCTACTACAATTAAGTTCACTTGCGGCGATGGTTCTATCGTTGAAGTTCCCGAACTTTCATTACGTTTGATTCTTACTAGACTTTATATTTCTTATACCCGTGACGTTTGCGGATTAAGACGCAGTGCTGTTACTTGGTTAAATGATGTTTTTGAAGAAAAACACACTTACAAATTTTGGCAAAAGGCATTTAAAGAAAATGGATGTCACGAAGCTCTAAAAATTAGGGAACCAAAAATGTAGAAAAATTTACCCGCTAGAAATAGCGGGTTTTTTTTTGCCTGAAATTTTTTTAAAAAATTTTTCAAAAAAAAAAAAAATTAAAAAATTTTAAAAAAAAATAGACTAAGAATAAATAATAATATTTTGAATGAATTTTTGAATGTAAAAATTGAATGCAATTTTATTGAATGTTTTTTTATTAAATGACTTTAAAAATAAACAATAAGTGATATAATTATAAATGAAATCTCACAAATTTTTATTATGACAGTAAAAGAGAGAAATCATGCTTTACAAAATGCTATAGGTCATATTGAAAGCATGGTTAAAGATTTTGAAGAAATTTCCCATTTAGAATCTTTAAATCCTACAACTACAGAGCAAGAAAACAGAATTGAAGAAATTCGAGAAAATGTTTTAAATAGTGCTTTATCTGTTGAATTTAGAAATGGTTGGTATTCTGACTTATACCATTTAAAGGGAGTTACTGAACCGATAGAATTTAAAATACTTCTTTCATGGGGTGGCCCAGCTTTGCGAATTATTGGAGAAATTGAAGAAAATTTCGCAGTAAATCCAAAAATGCAGTTTCAAGATTGGGGAACACTTTGGACAGATTTTGAAATTACAGAAGAACAAGAAAAGGCATTAAATTGGTTTTGTAATTGTTTTTATTTTGGCGGTTAATCATAAGAGACTTTTAATTAAGTCTCTTTTTTTTACTTAGTTGAACATAAACTATAAATATGATATCATTTTAATAGTTTATACAATTTCTAAAAATGAAAAGATTGAATAAACCCATGAATGAATTTAAATTTCAACAAATCATGGGAGAATATTTAATTCCATGCACTGAATGGATGGAAAATATAAATATTCAAAAAGCAGTAGCCATGAATGATGAGGTTATGTTAAGAAAAATTCTTGAATGTGAGTATTAATTATGGATAAAGTATTTACAAAACACAATGATTCTGCTCATGGATGGTTAGAGGTTAGTTATAAAGATATAACTGACTTAAATATTCAGAATGAAATTTCTGAATTTTCTTATATAAATAAAACTATTGAATCAATTTTCTTAGAAGAAGATTGTGATATGAATTTATTTTGTAAAGCATATAAAGCTAAATACAATAAAGAGATTGAATTTCAAGTTATAGAAAAGTATGAAATTCACCCTATAAGAAATTTACCTAGTTATACAAGTTGGCAATTTAACCTTTATTGGAATCCATTAAAAGGAAAAGAGTTAAAAGACTATTTAAATTCTGAGGTTAAATCATGAATAAATTAGAATCAACAATACCTTTTGATGGTTTTTATAACTCATATATTAGCTCAGATATAGAACATCAAATAGAACAACAAATTGAATGGGATACTGATATATTCGATTTAAATGAAAGTGAGCAACAAATTTTATGGGATAACTATTTAAGTGTTAATAGGCTATCTTTTTATAATGAAATAGCTGAAGATTATACAAATTTTTATATTGAGATACTTAATAGAAGATTAAAAGGGTTTACATTAAAAGCTAAATTTAATCTTATAACAAGTCCGAGAGAATATAATTTTGAAACAGATAGAATATTTATAGAGATAGAAGAGAATCATGCTATTGATTTTATTAAATTTATAATTAAAAACTATAAAAAAGAATTAGAAGAAAAAATAAAAGATAGATTTACAAGTAGATCAGGATTTAATTCTTTTTACAAAAACAGTTTAGATTTATGGACTCAAGATTATTCAGAATGGGATCATAACCAAATTGGTACTTGTTTTGAATTATTTGATTTTGATGAATTACATTTTTATGAATCATTATCTGAAACAATAATGGATAACTTAGGTAATACATTAGGTCAAGAAGGTATTGATTTATTAGATAGAAAACAAGAAGAGAAAGATAAAAAAGAATTAATGGATAAACAACAACTAAAACTAAATTTTAATTAATTATGAAACACATTATTGCTATGAATTGCAGAATAAATGAATTAACTGAGCAACATCAAGTTACTTTAGTTCATTTAATAAATCATTTAGCATCACATACTTATGAATATCAAGTTCATGCTATGAATCGGATTGAAAAAATAAGTAATGAAAATCCATATTGTGATGATATAGAGGGTTTTGAAAAACTAAAAATGGATTTAGAGGATATTGAAGAATGACTTATCAATGTAAACAAGTTGATATAGGGGATAAATGCGTTGAGTGTTTAAGACCTACTTCATTTGGATCAGGTTTATTTGTTAACAGAATACCTGCGGATAATGATGAATACATAGGGTGGTTATGTCCAGAATGTAACTGGCATGAGTGTGATAGATGTGATGAAAAAATTTATTGTGATGAAGATATTACACCTAATTGTGTTTATTTAGATCACGATATAACAGAATTTTTTGATGGTGCTTATAGGGTTCATTATGAGTGTCTAACTGAAGAAGAAAAAAAGTTATTAGAGGAGAATCAATAATGGTAAATGTAAATCCTAATAGAGAATCATGTATGGAATATATGAAAGAATTAATTAGAAAGAAATTATCAAAAACTGAAGTAATAGAAGAATGTAAAAAAGGTTTTGATAACGTACACCCAAGTACTTTTTATGATTGGTATGACATTGTGATAGTTGAATCAGATATAGAAGAATGGGAAAAACAAAATAAGATAGAAATACATGATAAAAGGCAAGATAAAATAGATTTAAAATATCAGATATATATAGATCAAAAGAAGATATATAAAACTGCAACTGATAAAGAAGAAAAAAAGGAAGCTATGAATACATTATTAACTCACTTCTTAAAAAGAACTGAATAATTTACTGGCATTAATTAATTAAGTAAGACCAGTACTTTCCAAACACGAAAATTCGGTAACGAAAATGAAAAAACCAAAACACAAATACTATCGTATTACTGCTAACTCAATGACTAGTTTTGAACTTTATATGAAAGTTCCTGACTCAATTACAACTGATGATATATGGATGCAACGTGGGGATGAAATACTAGAAGGTTCTAGATTCAAAGCTATGGATAATGGATGGGGAGGTGTAGGAGATTGGGAATACGATCAAGTTATAGAAGTAGACGAAAAAGAAGCTAAAGAAAATGGTTTTGATGAGTGGGAAGAGGAGGATTTTAAAAATGATTAAAAAAATTCAAGTTACTTTACTGGTAGAGGTTGATACTGAAGATAAATTTATTTGTCCATCAGGAGATCCATTACTCGAAAATTGTGTAGTAAACGTTGTTGAAGATAGATTTTTTACTGATCCAGTAAAAATATTAGAAGTAAAGGAGTATAAAAATGATTGATAACCCATTAGAAAATCAAGTTATGCAAGAAAAAGAAGCTCTTTATGTTAATGAAAAATATGAAGAGCATTGTACTGATAGAGCTAAAGAATTAGCTAAAGATAATAATCTAAATCCAGATTATTATGAACCTTTTATAGAGTTCTATATTGAAGAATGTAGAGAATCAGATAGAGGTTATTTTTTTTCTGATGATAAATATATTATTGATATTTGGTGGGATCATAATAAAGATCTATATAAAACTAAAACACCTTTTATTTCTTAGTTTTAATAACAAAATCGTGTATAGCTTCACGAATTAAGAAACCTATTGAGAGTCCTGCTCTTGATAGGTCTTTTAAATGCTGATAATCATCAGGATTTACGGATACACTTATTCTTTTTAAGGTTTCTCTTTTTTCCTCAGTAACATTTTCAGACATAATGAATAGCAAACTTATATTATAATACTAGCATATAGATATTTTACAAGTAATGAATGGAAATTCCCAGGTAATGAATGTCGTTTAAAGAAAAAGAAAAGAACCAAAAGAAAAAGAAATATAATATAAGTAAGTAAATATTTAATATATATATATATATATATATAATATATACATATAGGATAAGGAAAAGAATTTTTCGGATATTCGCTTGACATCTAAATAAATATCATCTACTGTCAGTAATGAACAGTTTATTATGAATGGGCTACTACGAAATGTTAGACATATGTTCTAATCACAATGGGTTAGATCCTATGCAAGTCATGGAAGATTATCCAGAAATAGATTTTGGAGCTATGACAATTAAAAAGTTTAAAAAGTTTTTACAAAAAAATTATTAAAGATGGAAAAAACTAAAGTTTGTATTTGGTTAGATTCTGATCTTCATACTTATCTGAATGAAAGTAGAGGAGAAGAGCTAACAATTCCACAGTATATTCGTCTAATTCTTAAACAAAAGATGAAAAGTGCTGCCAAAAGAAAACCAAAATCAGTTGCTTCTGATCCTTTTTCTTATTACATAATTAATCCAGATGTAATACCTGATGATTTAAAAGAATATGCAGATCTTTTAATTGAATGGTGGCCTATCAGAAAGAAAAAAGGTGCATCATGTACTCAAAGCGTTGCTGAACGCATCTTTAATACTCTTAGGTCATTTCCATCACAAGACAGAAAAGAAGCTCTTGAGAAGGCAATTACGGCTGGCTGGAAGGATATATATCCACTTAAGAAAGGATACAAACCAGAAGAGCCAAAAAATAATCATCCTGCATCAAGAGTATTTACAGCAGAAAGGGGGTTTGAATAATGAATGAAAATATCTCAATAACACTTCATATATCTGAGGTCGAGGATATAATTGAAGATCTTCAATGGTCAGCAAAAAAAATGAACCTTAGACACGGAAGTGGTGCTGGTCAAGATCAAGAAGATTTGGCTAGCAAAATAGATTTACAATTACAAAATCACTTTAAAAATGCAAAAACTATTTGATGTTTCAGTTTTACAAATACTGAAAGATGGTATTAAAAAAGGTTACTGGACTTTAGAAGATCTAGACAAGCCACCCCCAGGATGGACAGAATGTGTCAATAACACCAAAGGTAACAAAGCATTTCCTAATGGTTATCAAGGTGTCGAATATAAAAACCTTGCTAGGGTTAAAATACTAAAACCAAAACAGGAGAAAGTAGAACTTACTGATCCTAAAGACCTTCCAACTTACGATTTCTAATGAAAACTATCGAACTACTAAAGCCACTTCCCATTGTCAGAGATGAAGCTACACACAGGTATCTCAATAAAGAAACAAATCAATGGCTTGCTTATTCAACTACTGGAGTTTGTAATGAACTTACAGAAGAAGCCAAAGAAAATATTGAAAAGTATAGATTCATGTGGCAACCAAGAGGGGAGAAAGTACATGAATGTCTAGCTGAAAAAATGCTAGGTAATGGAGATATTGACTTTGATGAATATGGTGCATGGATTGAACCATTATTAAAACATGAACTGTTCACACATTTTCAACCACTGGCAATTGAACACATGATGTCGATACCTGATAAATCAGTTGGTGGTCAACTTGATCTTCTTGGATATGACACTAAGACAAAACAAATTAGATTGATTGATCTTAAAACTAAAGGTAGATACAGTTATTTTTTAAAAAAAAGAAAAAAAGATGGTTTGTTATATATCGAAGATTTAGATATGTATTGGCAAGAACCTTATTCAACTGATAAGCAACTTGGTTGCTATGTTGAAATGTTGAAATTAAATTATGATTTAACACCAGATGTATGTAATACAATCTGGGCATTTGAAGGTAGATGTATTATGAACATTGATCAACCAACCGAAAGATGTCTTACTGCATGGCAGAAAGCATGGGAAAAGTTTGAATCAGAACAGGAGTTGTTTTAATGACAAGACAACAAAGAATTGAAGCTGCTCAAAAACGTATCGAGGAGCTAAGAAAACTTATCTCGGAGTGGACTAAAAAATGAGATATATACTTGATGTCTCAGGTAGAGACTTAGAACTAATCAAAGCATCTATTGTTAACTTTGAAAGGTCATTGGAAATATCATCTCAAGGAGATTTTACTCATTTGATTGATGAACTTAATGACACTTATCTAAGCTTAAAAAGACAAAAAACAAAACAATTAAATTCAAAAATAAGAAGAAAATGGAAAATAATGAAATGAAATGTTTCTATAAGGAACTTGATCGAAGGAAAAAGTATCTCATCACAAAATTAAATAATGAGATTGCCACACTTGAATGGCAATGGTTTCAAAAAGAAATAACAGATAAAGAATATGTTGTAGCATTTGATGATATACAAAAACGTATTAGACAATTAGAAGGATGACTAATCCAAATAAAAGAAAAGGAGACAAAGCTGAAAGAGAAGCAGCAGAACTTTTAACAGAAGTTACTGGTTTTGAATGTAAAAGAAATCTTGCAGCAGGAATACCAGATGATGTTGGAGATATTTATGGGATACCTAATTGTGTAATACAGGTGGCCGATTACAAAGATAAGTCTAGAGCTTGTTTGGTAAAACCCAGGGAGGTGGAAACACAGAGAAAAAATGCAGGTGTGGACTTCGTTGCCAGTATGGTTAGGTTTAGAGGAGGTCAATGGAGAATGGTCTTGACTCCAGAACAATTTAATACATTATTACAAGCTGCCTTGCAGTAAACATGATATAGGTGTAATATAAATATTAAGTAAACAATTACTCATGTCCGCAAAACAGCCTTCGACATTAATCGAGGCACTAAACGCTTTCCAGCAAAAGCATCATGCTGCTGGTTTAGATGGTAAAAATCCATTTTATAAAAGCAAATACACAACATTGTCTCAAGCTCTACTTGCTGTTCAACCAGCTACAGAGTTTGGTCTTTGTCATTCACAACTGAATGATTATGTGATCACTCCAGAAGGAGAAGTTATCACAATAGTTATTACAAAATTGATGCACGTTTCTGGTGATGAACCTTTAGTCAGTAAGTTTCCTGTTCCAAAGATTCCCAGTAATGTAAAAAATGCACATCAGGAAGCTGGTTCTGCTCAAACCTATGCTCGTAGATATGGATTACTTTCTGTCTATGGACTAGCTAACGATGATGATGATGGTAACTCTTTAACAAAGACACCACCACCAAAAACAGGTGTAGCAAAAACTCCTACAAAACCTAATCAAAAACTAGAACCTACATCTGTTTTAGAAAAGTTACCTGATCCTATTACTAAGGAAGCAAAGGAAACTATCCTTGAAAAGCTACAGGCACTTCATGAAAGTAAACCACTCAAGATGAAAGAAATAGTCGAATCTTTCAGAAGTAAGTTTGGTATCAAAGATACAAAAATTACCAGACATATTACTACTGCTGAACATGGTGAGTTTTTAGCTCTTGAAATCTCTAAGATAGATGAAAGCTTATGACACCTGATGAAACTGCTAATACTGCGAGAGAACAAGTATTGAATGAACTTCTTCTCCGCAAGCAGCAACGTAAAAAAGATTGGAACAAAAACATCTTTAGTGTCAGAACCAATGACACCCTTGCTGTTAAAATAAAGAATCATTGTAAAGAAAACAAGATCTCTTTTAATTCATTCTTTAACACTTTATTAACTCAATTTTTTAATTAATTATGGACTTTAATCCAGCACTACCTCTTCCTATTAAATGGAACATTGGCGATGATCGCTTTAATGAAGGACAACAAGTTTTGACTTTAACAATACCTGTTGACTCTGTTACTCATTTAATAGATCATTTACAAAACCTAGTTAACACAAAATCAAAAGATGGAGATGTCTACGACTTCAATAAAAAAGAGAAAGTTAAAACTAAATGTGTACAAATCTACTCTAAAGCGATGGATGGACAGTACGGAGTATTTGGCAACATTAATCCACAGAAGATAGAAAACGTTCCTAGCACTAACGAATTACCTTTCTAATTACGAGGCATTTGTTTTTGTGAGATTTAGCAATGTAAGCCCTCAATTTTTTTAAAATATGCAAAAAACTAAAAAATACTTAGTAAAAGATCCTTTACTAAATATTCACTTTAAAATAATAAATGGTGTACGCTACTGGATTACACCTCCTCCATCTGGTTATCAAAAATGACCCCAGTTAAAAAATCTATAGCTAAGTTACGCAAACTAAAAGAAATAAGACGTAAAAACTTAGAAAAAAATTTCCTGGAAATACAAATGAAAGGGCAAGATCATTATGTTTTTATAAAAGAAAATGGTAAAGCTCAAGTAGTTTATGATGAAGGTCGTTGGGTTACAGAACACATAAGAACTGCCGTACTTAAATTTAACTATGAAATTGACAAGATAGATAAATTATTAATTAAAGATTTTACAGATGTAGAGCTTAACGAGTACGAAAAAACTTTGCAATAGGATTTATTGGTTTTGTTTTTTTCATTTCTGACACAACACGATCAGCCTCTAATTCTATAAGTCTATTTAATAAAGAAGCCATAAAAATATCCTGATCAAACTTCTTTCTAACCATATGTGTACAGTATCTTTTTACATTATCTAAATCATTACTTTTCATAATCTCTCTACATTGCATCTCTATTTCAAGTTCTAACTCTGGAGGTGCTGGCTCTATATCTATGTTGAGAAATTTAGTAACTTTCATTTTATTGGAAAA